TGACCACGGACGCTGGACACGAGGTGTTGACATAATTGATGACACTGGCACTCGCAGAACCATCAGAAAAGTTGATAATAAGGATATCTTGATGGTCACTGATGAACCAGTCAACGACGATACTATGGGAACTAAAGTTGTTTGAGAATATGTATAGTGTTTATGTAAAAACGCATTTGAAATCTGGAGTCAGATATTTGGGTTTCACTAAACACAATCCATTTACTTACCCTGGATCAGGGAAAGAATGGAAAAAATTACTTAGACATTATCCAAGCGAAGTAAAGACGGAAGTAATTGCAGTATCTGAAAATAAGAAAACTATAAATGAATTAGGAAGATATTACAGTAAACTGTGGAACATAGTGACTGGATGTGATGATTATGGTAACAAACTATGGGCAAACATGATTCCAGAAACAGGAGGTGGTGGTGTGAACGGAAACGATCATTATACTCGTAAAAAAGATTATGTGTGTCTGAGTAAAAAAGAAATAAGTCAATATCAAACAAAATTGCTTGAAACGGGACACCATGTATTCCAACAGCCAGGACATTATGATTCTGTTCGTAGTGCCATGCTCGGAAAAAATAATGTAAACTATAACCCTAAATTATTTAGGTGGGTCAATAATTTGACCGGAGAAGAAATTTATTGTACAATGAACGAATTGTGCAAAAAGTATAATTTGGATATAAGGAATGTTTGGCCTGTGGCTACGGGGAATAGAAAAACTCATAAAGGATGGACAATAGAATGAAATTACTCAAAAAATGGTTCGCTAACATGTGCCGTGAAGCCTGGGAAAATGCCCGCAATTGCGAACAGGATGTACCTGCCAGGCTGGCCACAGTATCAGAACGGTCACTCGCCACCTATGGCATAAACTTCAGTGTGTATCGTGCCGATGGCGGCTTTGTGGTTGAAACTCGCCAGTATGATCGCAAGCGTGATGAAAACAACATCAGTCTACATGTGATCACTGATGACCGGGACCTGGGCCAGGAAATTGGCAAGATTATTACCTATCAAAATCTAAGGAGTTAAACTATGTTTTATACAGAAACCGTAAGTTATCGCAGTGCCAGTGAACTGAACACAGCCATGGCAGGTGTTTACAAAAACATGAGCCTGGCAGTGATTGTGAGTATGCTGGTAAGTTATTGGGTAGGAACCACACCAGCCCTGCTGGAGTTTTTCTTTACTGGCTGGTTGAAGTGGGTGGTGATCTTCCTGCCTCTTGTGGCTGTATTTGGTATTGGCATTGCCATCAATGCAGACCCGCCGCGTGGTGTGGCATTTGGACTACTGCTGGGCTTCGCTGCTCTGATGGGCCTGAGCTTTGCCACCATTTTTGCTGTGTACCAAATGGGTAGTATTGTGACTGCATTTATGGGGGCGGCAGTGTTATTTGGTGTCATGAGCCTGTACGGTTACTTTACCAAACAGAGCCTGGACAGTTGGGGCAAATACTTGTTCGTGGCCCTGATTGCCATCATTATTGCCAGTATCATCAACATATTTTTGGGCAATAGCGTGTTCCAGATGATCATCAGTGCCCTGGCCATTGTAATCTTTATGGGCCTGACCGCCTATGATACCCAGAAAATCCGCGAAATGCTGGCTGTTCCTGACCCGAATGGTAATGCTGAAATCACAGGGGCATTGACATTGTACCTGGATTTTATTAATATCTTCTTGTCGTTACTACAACTCTTCGGTGATCGGAAAGAATGAAAAACAAGCTATGGGTAGAGGCCTACAGGCCCAAATCAGTCAATGACTATGTGTTCGTGGATGACAGGCAACGTGAGCAAGTGCTGGGCTGGATTGCAGATGAAAGCATTCCGCACTTGTTGTTGAGCGGTGAGGCTGGAACTGGCAAGACCACTCTGGCCAAGGTCTTGATTCAGGAACTGGGCATTGATGACTATGATGTACTAGAAATCAACGCCAGTCGTGAAAACAGTGTGGATGTGGTGCGTGAGCGCATCCTGGGATTCGTACAGACCATGCCCTTTGGCAAGTTTAAGGTGGTGTTGCTGGACGAGGCTGATTATCTCAGCCCCGCGGCACAGGCCAGCTTGCGTAATGACATGGAAGCCTATCACAGCACTGCACGATTTATCCTGACTTGCAACTATGCTCATCGCATTATTCCAGCACTGAAAAGTCGCTGTCATGAATTCAATGTGACCAAGACTGATCGCACTGAATTCACAGCCCGTGCGGCCACTGTGCTTGTTTCAGAAAACATTGAGTTTGATCTGGAAGTACTGGACAACTATGTGGCAGCAACCTATCCAGACTTGCGTAAATGCTTGAATCAACTGCAAGTAAATAGCAGCACTAGTCGACTGTTGCCAGTTCAGAACAGCACCAGTGATCAGGATGCCATGTTGGTTGAAGTCACTGAACTGTTCCGTGCTGGCAAGGTCTTGCAAGGCCGTCAGCAACTGCTGCAATTCTTGAGCCTTAATCCCAGTCGTATTGAAGATATCTACAAGTGGATGTATCAGAATCTGGAACTCTGGGGCAGTGAACAAGGCCAGCGTGATGCTGCCATTATTACCATTCGTAATGGACTAGCTAACCTCAGCTTGGTGGGTATTCCTGAAATCAGCCTGGCAGCCACTTTAATCGAACTAACACAATAAGGAAATAGTATGCCAAAAGCAAAACCCGTAACCCGAATCAGCGACAAGTTGTCCAAAGTAAATGACAACTTTAACATTTACATGTATGATAATGGCTACATGATGGAAATCGGTGGTCGTAACGCCAATGAAGATTGGACCAGCGCCAAGATTTTGGTAACCAGCCTTGACGATTTGGTCAAATTGATCACAGAAGCCAGTGAAATGGAACGCGAATGAGATACTTACTTGTGACCTATTTCCGCAAACCTGGAGGTCAGATTGACGAACAAGTGGGCATGAGCAAGCGTATTCGCACCAGCGATGAGCAAACTTGCAATGTAATTGTTGACTACGCTGAAAGAAAAGTGGTAAAATGTGTGATTGAGGGTAAAGTACTAGAAACCACATTTGAAAAAATGAATGATTACTACCGTGAAGTTTATCCTGAACTCATTGACAATCTAGTGAAAGTGAATAGCCAAAGTGGAAAACAAAATCATCCTGGTTGATGCAGACGGCGTACTTTTGAACTGGGAATGGGCCTTTGATATCTGGGTCCAGGAACACGGACACAAGCGTGTGGAACAGGGCAATCGTCTGTATGACATTGGTGAACGGTACAATATTGACCGCGAACAGGGTAAGAAACTGATCAAACTGTTCAATGAAAGTGCCAGCATTGGTTTCTTGCCACCCCTGCGTGATGCCATTCACTATGTGAAGAAACTGCACGAAGAACATGGTTATGTGTTCCACTGCATTACTAGTTTGAGCAAGAATCGTAATGCTCAAAAACTGCGTGAAATGAATCTAGATAAACTTTTTGGCAGAACAGTATTTGAACAGGTAGTATGTTTGGCAACTGGTGCAGACAAAGATCAGGCACTGGAACCCTATCGTGATTCAGGACTTTACTGGATTGAGGACAAGACCGAGAATGCTGAGGTAGGCGCCAACATGGGCTTGAAAAGCATCATCATGGAGCACGGCTTCAACATGAATTATAGTGGGCCCATTCCTCTTGTAAAGAACTGGGCCCAGATTTACGATATCATTACCAGTGATCAGTCGCGGTAAACTCGTAGCACATGTTCAATGATGTTGTGTCGTTGAATATCACGTTTGTCAAATTTGACTAGTTCTAGACCAGGCACACTGCCTGTTTCTAGTCTGTGTTCCAGATCCATGAGACCGTTGTCGGGACGACGACGGTCACCCTGCTCAACGTCACCAGTCACAATAATTTTGCTGCCTACACCAATACGGGTCAGAAGCATTTTTATTTGACTGGGAGTAGCGTTTTGAGCTTCATCTAGAATAATCCAGCTGTTTTTAAATGTGCGGCCGCGCATGAAAGCCAGCGGAGCAATTTCCACTATTTGTTCTGCCAGCATGTATTCTATTTCTTTCACAGTATAGAATTCACGTAGTACGTCAAGTAGTGGTCTAGTCCAGGGCTCCATTTTGGCATTTAGGTCTCCGGGTAGGAAACCGTGTTTTTCGTCATCTACGCCCACTGCTGGTCTGGTCAATACGATACGGTCACATTCACGATTTCTCATGGCTTTGATTGCGGCCAGCATGGCCAGGTAGGTTTTACCTGTTCCAGCCGGGCCACTTACTACTACAACATCCCGGTCTGGATTTTGTAGAGCAATAATGTAACTTTCTTGGTTGATGGTCTTGGGCACCAGGTCGATGGGCTTGCGTTGTTTGGGAGGAGTGAAGTTTATTGTATTACCGTCAGATTGCGGTCTGTGTCGTTGATGCTGTATGTGATTGTGTCTGTTTGTGATCATTGTAAGTTCTTCTTGTTCTCTGCGTAGTGCAGAATTTTTTCTTCTACCCAAGTTAGCCTCCTATAATAAGTAGATTGTCATTCGCTACATGACCTAGCTATTTACCAGCGCAAAAAACTATAAGATAGCACTCTTATTTCTACCTTGAATCGGATAAATATTATTCTCGACACCTTTTTACTGACTCAGCCAAAAACAGGAGTTCATGGTAAATAGATAAATACTTTATCATGACCAAAAAGAATACATTCTTAGATAGCCCAGAATGGGTTGAAATTGTCAACAACATCAAGGGAATCATGACCAGTGATGGCACCATGAGTACCCTGCTGGATTTTGAGCGAGTATTAGATGAAGCAGATTTATACGCTTTCCAGAATTGGAAGCTGGGCGAGCTAGTGGATGGACCTGTGGTCAAGCGTTACGATGTTACATGTACATTCATGTGGCCAGAAAAACTCATGCCAGATCCGCGCGGAGCCAAAAGATTGCTACCACTGGGTTGCAAAGTCAAGTTTAAGAAAACTAAAATTAAAGTTCCCATTCAGATTCAGGAACCCAGTGATTACAAACCCGGAACACACTATCCCAAAATGGTTACTCGCCATATCTGGTTAGTGAATATTAATATGCCCAAACAACTCATGAATGACATTCGTGAAGGCAGTATTGACATTGCTGAACAGACCATTGATCTTGAGGACCTGGATACAGCATACGCAAAAGATTATGACAAGGCTGATTTAAAGGACCAAAACCAAGCCCAGCCAGCCGGCTTGGGTGGACCATTGCCACCACTACCTGGTCCGGGATCAGCACCACTGGGCGGAATGCCCCCACCCATGTAAGGAATATGCATGCAACAACTGAATGAAAGTCTTGAACCACGCGACATGGAAAATCAAATTCTGCCAGTGGTGTGTGTGGACAAATACAAAAGTAAAATTGGTGATGACGACAGCCTAGTTGTACTGAGTTTTACTGTAAAACAAAGCGCAGTGGCTGAGGATCTGTCAGAGTGGTTTGAAAAGGGCTACGACTGGATAATTGACGCAGAGTCCAGTCCAGGTGAAATAGCAGACAGCAGATATCTTGTATTTGTGGAAATGAATCGCCGCAGTAGTGTACCAGATCGTGTGGTAGAATTACTGGAGGACATGGAAACATTGACTGGCTTGAATAGTACTGACTGGGAAGTTGAAATAGACGGAGAAAATTATCCCGCAGATCCAGAAGTAATTCGCAGTAAGTTGATCCTAAGTCCACATGAATACCGCATGCAAAAAGACAGTGAACTAAATGAATGGCGTGAGCGTGCCGGCTTAAAGACCAAGAGCACTTATATTGCAGATGATGAAATACGGGCCTGGCAGCGTCAAGCAGG